TTACGACTGCATAAAGTTTGCGAATTTTTGGGCGGATTCTACTTCCTTGTCTTTGGTTACGTGGATATAGATGTTGAGTGTGGTTTTGATGTCAGCATGACCTAGTCTGTACTGTACATCTTTTATATCCATACCAGCTTCAAAACATAAACTTGCGTGGGTGTGTCGTAAGTCATGGAGTCGGATTTGTTTTAGGTTATGTTTTTTGATGACTTTCATCATCCATGATCTAGGCCTGTCCACATTTAGATAAGTACCATTTGTAGAGCTAAAAACTATATCATCTATAGCTGTGACTTTTATGTGAGAGTTTTGGAAATTTTTCCACTGCTTGAGTATGCCTATAGTTTCATCATCTATAGTGATAGTCCTTATTGATGTTTTTGTCTTTGGTGAGCTTACATCATACTTTTTAACCTTAGCTCTACTGTAGGCTTTACTTATCTTGATAGTCCTTTTCTTTAAGTCTATATCTTTCCAAGACAGAGCTAGTATCTCACCTCGTCTAGCACCCGTAAAGAGTGCTACTCTCATGAAGGTGTAGTAGATAAGGGGCATATCTTTTTTGGCGTAGTTTAAAAACTCTATGGTTTCTTCCTTTGTCCAAAAGTTGATTACTTCTTCATCTATGGATTTAGGAATGACAGGGTAGATGACATCTTTAGTAGGGTCGTGGTTTACATAACCCAGGGGTTTGGCATACTTGAAGACTTTACGAGCATATGTGTTGACGAGTTTAAATTCTTTTATCTCGGTGGATTTAAGCGTGATCAAATTTTGCATTAGCAAGGTGTCTATGGATTGGATTTTTTTTATTACCGATGTAGGGGTACAGGTGATTTCTGAAGATTCCTTCTACTCTGATATAAGTTGCTGGCTTGACTGTGGTTTGGTAAAGTTCTAGCCATTGTTTGGCCACTTGTTCAAAGGTGGCGTTATCCTTGTTCATGACACCATCAGTGGATAACTTTATATACTCTATCTCTGCTTGTTTTTTAGTTTTAAAACCACTACGGTTGGTTCTCATTTCTTTTCCAGTTAGAGGGTTGATGCCAAGATACACGTTAAATTTGTATCTAGTTTCACCTGATTTAAGTTTGTAGGATTCTATTTTCATTTAGTCTCCTTTCTGCTATAATAAAAATAGGCACAAAAATAGTGCTGAAGTTAATTGAGATTCTTACTTTGGTCGGTGGGGATCTCTTTTTTTACGGTTGTAAGCATGATTTAGTATTTATTGTGTTTTGATGTTTGATTGACCCATAGTAATATATGGCTAGGGGTAAAATCGTTCGTTAGACGGCGTTTTGTGAAGGATTATTGGAATTTGAAGGTTTGATGGATATCATTTCCAATATATTCACCTAAGGTAACATCTGAGCTTGGTAATTCCAGTTCATAAGCTATATAATAGTCGATTTCTGCACCTGGTTTTAAATTTAGCATTGGGTCGCTTTGGTATTGTTCTTCAAGACCACTTGAACCACCAGTTAGTGTGTACTCTTGGATGTCGTCTTCTTGATATGCTTTATAGTCACTGGCAAAAGACATCCATGGGTCTTGGGTATCGTCTGATAGGTTTTTGTATTTGATAGGGATAACTAAAATTTGTTTGTCATCATAAGTACTTTGAGTTACAAAAGCGTCACCAATTTGGGTGTAAGTCGCAGTATTAGTTTCTAGTACAAAATAGCTATCCTGTTGAGTGTTCCCTTCTTGGGATTGTACATATTGGACACCAGAACTAGATGCTTCTTCTACTGGAGCTTCTTCAGTTTCTTGAACATCTGTAACTGGTTCTATGTTAGTTTCAGTTTCTTCGGCTGTGTTACCTGCTAACATTCCCTCTGCTTCTAACTGGGCAGTTAATTCAGCATTCTTTGCCTTAAGTTCTTCAATCTGTGTAAGTAAAGCTTGTATATTTCTTTCTTCTACACTTTCTTTTGGTGCTTCTTCTTTGCCACAAGCGGTGAGGGATAGGGCTAGGGCAAGTAGTAAAATCTTTTTATTTAACATAACAAATCCTTTATGATAAAATATAGTTGGGATGAGAGATACGATTTTGTATCTCTCTTTTGCTTTATCTATCTCTTCTTGAAAATACTCCAGTCATTTGTCCAAGAATTCTAATATCTTTCATATCTTCTTCAGTGATTCTTATTGGACTGTACTTTCTATTTTCAGGTTGGAGTATGATCTCATTGTCGTTCTTGTATACTCTTTTGAGTGTGGCTTCATCATCTATCAAAACGGCCGCTATACTACCATTTTCTACATCTGGGGTCTTTCTGATAAAGACCAGGTCATCTTCAAAAATATTGGCATCTATCATAGAGTCACCTGTACATCTAAGTACAAAGTCACCACCTACAAGAGTAGGATCTGCCAAAAAGTAGCCGTCAAAGTTTTCTTGGGCTAGGATTGGTTCACCACAGGCTATTTCTCCTAGGATTGGTATTCTTTTTACTGGGGTGAGGGGGATAATGTTGGGGTCGTTTGGTAAGGATTTGTCTTCAGTTAAGTCTGATTTCATTATTCCAAAAAAGTCCGCCATCTGTTGTATTCTATCAATTCTAGGATAGTACTTCCCATGTAACCAGTTAAAAACTGTTGTTTCTGGATAATCCATCTTTCTTGCAAATTCAGTGGGTGATAAATCTTTTATTTCTAAGTAATGATTTAAGTTTTTAGCTAAGATATCCTTATTATTCATATTCACCTCCTTATACGTTAATAATAACATATTACCGTTAAAAAGTAAATAAATACTTGAAAAAAGTAAAATATTTCTGTTTTACGGTTGACACCTTTGTAAAACGGTGGTAGTATATGGATAGGAGGATAAAATATGAATGACTTTAAAATTTCATTGAAAGCGGCCAGAGTCAATAAAGGACTCACAGCAAAAGAAACCGCAGAGAAAATGGGTAAGACTGAGAAGACTATTTTAAACTGGGAAAACTCGTTAACTACAATACCTACCAATGATTTTTATAATCTTTGTGAGTTGTATGGTATCGACCCTGATTATGTTGTAGTCCCTATTAACTTAAACGATAAAGCTGATTTTTTTTAGCTTCAAACCACCGTTAAACGGAGGAATTTATGACCAACATAGAAAAAGTATTTACAGAAATCCAAAAGAATGGATCACTAACAAACGAACAAATATCTGAACTAACTGGAGTTAGTTATGACAATGTGAAGTCAGCTATAAGCCGACTAAAGAAACAAGAGTATCTGAGCATATCTTATCCTAACGGTGAAAGAAAAATCGAAGTAATAGATAATTATATGCTCAGAAAAGCCAGTGCAAGTGAGATTAGCTCTGTTATGTATAAGAACGAAATTTACCAAGAAATGCTTGATATCTATATGCAAGACTTTAGAGATGCATCTACTCTTGATGACAGGCTAAGACTTGGTAGAGAGATAAGACTGATAATTGAGAAATTGTAGGTGATGACCCATGACAGAAAAAACTAAATTAGATGAAAAAGACTTTCTCAAAATTGATGAAGTATGTACTTACCTTGGCATAGGAGCTGAAAAAGTCTATCGAATGGTAGAGGAAGGACTACCCAGGTATGGGTTGGTTGGGAATTCAGTTTACTATTACAAAGAAGATATAAAGAATTTTATATTAGAAAGAAGGATTAATTGATTAACAAATACACATTTTACTCTTTTGACAGACTCAAAGAAGAACGTGAGAGGATGCTTGAAAGGATATTGTCAAATCAAGAACCTAACAACACAGATTTGCAAGAAGAGTTTATAAAGATAACACACGAATTTAGAAGAAGATGCTTAAGAGATATATACAGGAGGCTTAAATGACAGAAAGAACTAGAAAAAGACAAAGAAGATTTGCTCGTATTGAAAGAGCGGAACAACGTATGGAACACATGACAGTAGAGCTTGATAGAAAGAAAAGGATGGCTGACATCATGAGGGCTAGAAAGGCGGTGTATGAGGATTGATGAATGATGAGGAGGTGAGGGAGTATAAGAAGCATCTAAGATGTAGAAGTGTTGATAGCCTTCGTACTCTAAGAAAATGGTTTTTTGATAAGAGGTCAGAAAGAGACCGAGAGCAAAAGCTAATGATGATTAATGATGAGCTTGAAAGAAGAAACAAAGCAATTAAATAAGCCCACTAGCTGGAACTACGAGGGCTTAAGAAAAAGTATTTACATGGTTATTATACCATGAATGAAAGGATTTGAGAATGAGTGAGTATGAATTTGACCCAAAGAGATATGATTGTGAAGAATACCTATCAGTAAATTTTAAGAGAATTTTAGATGTATACACTAAAAATATTCGTCATAAGGTAAACCACACAGGATGGGAACATATACTAAATCATGTTGAAGACTTAAAGTTTATCAAAGATTTTGAAGATTATGAAATTGAACATTTTAGTATCACCCTTGAACCAAAAGAAAGCGAGGATAACAACGAATTACAAAATAATTAAAAGTGGCAGTGCTGGAAATTGCGTGATAGTGGATGACATGATGTTTGATATTGGAGTGCCATATGGGTTTATCCGAGATGATTTATATAACATCAAGTATCTATTTTTGACCCACAGGCACACAGATCATATCAACAAAAAGACCATACAAAGGGTGGTGAAGGAGTTCCCAAGGATAACTATAATTGGCAACTATGATGTGGCTGATATAGTAAAGTGCCACCATTTTGTCGGAGATGAAACTGAGATAGAGCTTAAGGACAGAAAGGTCATAGCATTTAAAGCTGTACATGATGTCCCTTGCAGTGGATATGTGGTACAAAAGGATGATAAAAACCTCATCTATACCACAGATACGGCTACCATGGAGCATGCTCCAAAGCTTAAGTATGACTATTTTTTCATAGAGTCCAACCATGATGCCAAGAAGATTGAGGCTATCAGAAACAGTGCCAAGAAAGACTATGGATATGATGTGTGGCAAGGTGCTATGAGGCATCTAAGTACACAGGATAGTAGGACTTTTTACTTTTTAAATAGGAAAAGTAAAGATAGTGAATGGATAGAACTACACAAGAGTGAAAGATTTTATTAGGAGATTAAATGGAACAGGGATTAGTTATAAGAGATAACAGTTTTGAGTTGGTAGATGGTCAAATATCTTTCCCGGATTATGAAAGATTGCTGATGGAAGCTACAGAGCTTGCCCACTATGTGAAAAACATAGAAGTTACGGACGAAAACGTGAAAGAAAGTAAGAAAGTACTTGCAAAGATGAATAAGGCTGTTAAGCAGTTGAATGACAGAAGGATAGGGATTAAGAAAGAAATACTTGAACCTTATGAGGTTTTTGCAGGTCAGATTAAGTCGATTGAAGTCATTATCAAAGAGGCTGACGAGGTTGTTAGAAATCAAGTAAGACAGCTTGAAGAGGCTGAAAGGGATGATAAGAGAAGCCATATTGAAGAGATATGGAATATGAGGATAGGCCAGTATGAGTATGCTAAACTATTTACTTTTGATGATTTTATCGAAGTTAGACATCTTAATAAGACTACGTCAATGAAGGCTGTTGAAGAAGATATGGTTGAGTTTTTGGAGCAGTCAGAAAAAGACCTAAGCCTACTTTCTACAATGGATGACAATAAAGCACTGATAAGACTTTATAAAGATACACGAGATGTAGCCACGACTATACAGACACACAAAGAGATGAAAGAGGAAGAAAAGAAACAGGCTGAAGTTTTGAGTAGTCAAGGTGTGGATGTTAAGGAGCTTTATATCTTTAAGATATCAGATAAGAAGGATGCTAAGCTAGTAGAGATGTTACTGAAAGAAAATGCAATTGATTATACGCTGGAGGTTATGTAATGGAATTAAGAAAAGATTTAGAACTGATAGAAGTTGTGTATGAAAATGATGATAAGAAGGCCATACTAAGATTTCTTGATGAAGAAAATGGGGAATTATTAGAAGTTAATTTTAATAAACAAAAGTATGACAATGGCAAATATGTCGACGATCCAGAAAAAGAAAAACAAGTGGATGAATGGAGCAAAGAATACTTTGATGTAGATTACAGTGAACTATATACCAAAGTTGGTGAAAGTTATGATGTGTACAAATACCCAAACTTTAACAGTCTATGGGAAGCTGATATTGTTGAAAAATTTGATGTTGCTGATAAAGGTAAGATTATCAATACTGAAATCAAAGAAGTAGTAGATAATGGAAACAAAATAGCTATCAGATACGACTGGAATGGTAAAACTTACGAAACCAAGTACCAGTATTCTGATTATGTAGAAGCTAAGAAACAATGGTTTGTAAATCCACAAAAGAAGAAAAAGCAACATGAAAAATTTGAAGATTTATTTGGTGTATCAGTAGCCAATGCAGATGAGATAATCGGCAAAGAAATCATGGTCGAAATTAAGGTGGCATTTAAAGAGTTTGCTTATGGTGAAATCAAAAAACCTAACTGGGCTTAATGATGAATGAGCTATACTTTTTCGATATTGAGGTCTTTAAATATAATTCCATGGTGGTTTTTAAAAACCAAGCTGGAGATACGGTCAAAATTTTCTCATCTAGCCTTGATGGGCTGGGTGAGTATATCGACCGTGGACTGGTGGAGCAAGGTTACGACAATCTTGAACCATGGCTAATTGGTAAAACACTCATAGGATATAACAATTATTTTTATGATGATTATATTCTATATGCAATGAGCAAAAATTTGCCTCAAAACATAATCAAAGAATGGAACGATAGCATCATCTCTAATGACTCAAAAATAAACATGCAAAAGATAGAAGCTTGCAAGACTTATGATGCGTTCCAGCAAATAAATGTAGCTAAACCTTCGCTAAAAAAGGTTGAAGGCAATATGGGCATCTCCATTGTTGAGTCAGATGTAAGTTTCAACATTGATAGACCATTAACCCCAGCTGAGAATTTAGAAACAGTCAAATACTGCGAATATGATGTATTAGCTACTATCAAAATCTTTGAAATGCGTAAAGATTACTTTGAAAGTAAAGAAGCTATTGTCCAAATGCTACCTGAAGATATCCAACGAAAAGCCTACAAGTGGAATACGACTAGTATTGTCGGTCAACTACTGAGACCAAAGACCAGAGCACACGGAAAGTTATTGGTAGATGAAAAGTTGCTTGATTACGTAGATAAAGATGTAAAAGACATGTGGATGGAACTTGCCAGTACTGTCGATTTTAATTTTAAAACTAAAAAAGTAGTCAAAGATGAATTGGGATGTCAAATAGAATTTGGCTGGGGTGGCTTACATGGAGCACCTAAAGGTTTTGTCAAAACAGAGATGATAAAGCTAATGGATGTTGATAGCATGTATCCAAATCTACTAATAAACCTCAACGGTTTGAGTGATAAAACAGGTGAGTATAAGCAAATCCTTGACCACAGGCTAAAACTCAAAAAAGAAGGCAAAAAGAAAGAACAAGCACCATATAAATTGATACTTAACTCAACCTATGGACTTTTAAACAACCAATACTCACAGATTAACAATCCAGCTTTGGCTTACTCTATATGTATCAACGGGCAGATTGCCGTATATGAGTTGGCAAAGAGACTAGCTATGGTTGGCGCTAAGATTATTAACATTAATACAGACGGTGTTGCATATAATTTAGATAATGCAAAAGATATTGATGTGAAAAACCAATGGCAAGAAGAGTTTAACCTGACATTAAGTGTCGAAGCTTATAAAACCTGGATACAAAAGGATGTAAACAATTATATTGCTGTCGAGTGGGATGATAAGGTCAAGGTCAAAGGTGGAGATGTTAATAAGTACTATGGTAATGCTTATTTTGCCAATAACGATATTAGGATAACTCATATTGCTTTAGTAGATTACTTAGTCCATGGTAAGCCAGTACAGAACACAATCCTAGAAAATATGGACAACCCCTTACTATATCAATACATCCTACAAGCTGGGTCAACTTATAAAGGTGTGGTGCAAAAAGATAAGCCAGATGATTTATTAGATACAAAAATTAACCGTGTTTTTGCATCAAAGCCTGGAGTGGCAAATATCGGGGAGCTACACAAAAAGAGAAAAGATGATGGATTAGCTAAGTTTCCAGATACGCCGAGTAGTATGTACTTGTTTAATGGTGACTTAAAAGACTTAAAACACTTTGACAAAATAGTAGATAAACAATGGTACTATGATTTGACCATGAAAAATCTAAAAAGGTGGCAATAATGCAGCGAAAACTTTTACGTTGCAAATCGTATGCAACGATAATGGATAGAAAGGTAAATGATGTATGTTGAATTTGAGAATGGACAGAAATACTCCAACAAACTAGCTGATATATCAGATGACCATGAAGCTTTTAAAGATGCGGGCTGGATCATAGAGGATAATGACTACATTGTTGATATAGATGATATACCAAAGGAGTTAATAAGAAAAATTATATCAGCTTTTAATATTAAAACCCAAACTGTATGGACTGACAGGGGAGTGCACTTTTACTTTAAAAAACCAAGTGATTTTAAAAAAGGTGCTAACAGAGTCAGCCCCTTGGGGTTTAAGTATGAGATAAAACACAAAGGTAATACAAAGGCTGTTACCATCAAAAGAGATGGTGTACTAAGAGAGATAGAAAATGAAGGAATTAGAGAAGATGCCCCCTTTATATTTAGCTCTAATAAACAGTATGACGTCCTGTACAGCATGGATGAAGGAGAAGGAAGGAATAACTCACTCTTTGCACTTAGAAGCAAACTAGGGGGATACAGTGAGTGGAGAAAAGTACTAGGCTTTGTCAATGAAGAAGTCTTTGCCAAACCACTCAGCCCAGAAGAGTTGGATACCGTTACAAGGGATGTTAATTTTGAAGCCGAAAAAGATGGAGAGTATGAAGTAGCGAGTCAATTGCTTAGCGAATTGAATTTTATTGAGTATGGGCAACGATACTATTTTAAATTTGATGGAGATTACACCCATGAAGAGACACTGCTCAAAAAGAAGGTCTATGAAAAGGTAGGAAAGCAAAAGTCTTATTATGTGGATGAAGTTATCAAACAGATGAAATACAGGTGTAAGAAGATACCACAGAGTGAGATTTTTAATATTAAATTTACTAATGGCTACTTAAGAGATGGTAAGTTTATCGACTTAATCACAGATGAGTTTACCCCCTACCAAATAGATGTGGAGTATGACTCAGATGCCGAACCTGTTAAGGTGGTTGATGATTATATCGGTCATTTGACCAAAAATGATGATGAGTATAGAGACTTACTGATAGAGATACTAGGGCATTGTTTAATAGTAGACCCAGAATTTAAAAGAGCTTTGGCCAAGTTTTTTATCTTTATCGGTGATGGCGGAAACGGTAAGGGGACACTCTTACAGATTATTAAGACTATACTTGGTAGTAAAAATGTTAGTGCCATGAGCATATCGGAGTTATCAGATGAGAGATATTTACCATCCTTTAAAGGCAAGCTGGCTAACCTAGGTGATGATGTACAAGACCAAGCGATAAATGACAAAGATATGAAGGTCTTGAAGAATATATCCACCAGCGACTTTATTACTACTAGAGAGTTGTACAAGGGGGCTGAGGATATGTACTTTACTGGGAGTTTGATTTTTACAAGTAATCACATACTAAAATCCTGGGAAAAAGGCGAGTCTTATAAAAGGAGAGTGCTTTGGCTACCTATGTTTACAAAGGTGGAGAAAAAGGATAGGAAATTTATCACAAATCTTACTACTGAAGAAGCACTAAAGTATTGGGTTAGATTGATAGTTGAAGGTTACCAAAGATTGTACTCCAAGGGTGGTTTTACTTTTAGTCAGATCGTTTATGACTACAACGAAAACTATCATAAAAACAACAATCCAGCACTAGACTTTATTATGGATTACTCTAAAGAAGATATTGAAGGTCAGCCTATCCGAGATGTTTATGACCTTTACCAGAAATGGTGTGAGGATAATGCCGTCAATTATAGTGAAAATATGATTAGAAACACGGTAGAAGAAGAATTTGATTTAATTAGCAAAACTAAGAGAATTAACGGTCAAGTGACCAGGTGTTTTTTGAGTAAAGATTGAGAGATTTTTGGACAAAATATAGTTTTAACGTTGGTATATCAACGTTTATAAGGTGTAACAGCAAAAAAGGGTGTAACTGACCTGCTGTTACAGCTGTAGACCAGTAATTGCAACAGGTTTAGAGGAAAAAATAGGTGTAACTGAGAGATGCCAAAAACTTTTTTTTCAAATATTAGTTGTTTGTTTGAAGAAACAACCATTCCTAGAAAAAGTTTTTTATTAAATTTATTAGTTACAAGTTACAAATTTAAAAGAAACGTTGTAACTGCAACATTTAAGGTGTAACGTACAGCGTAACTAGTGTAACGCACAGCTTTTTTGCAGTTACACTTTTGTAGAAAATGTGAGGATAGAGGAAAGTGAAGAATTATAAAAGCGAGGTGAAAGGATGACTCCGAGAATGATTAGTTGGTTGACTGTTTTTGTAGTGATTTTGGGTGTGAGAAGTTTTTACAACATGATGATGTCTGAAGGAAAAGTGAACTTTGAATGGTTTATGGATTTAGGTGTTTTGATTGTAAGCCTTGGATATTTTGCTAGTTATGTTGTTGTTGCTAGTTATTTAGGATGAGTGGAGGTGTGGATGAACAAATCAGATAGAATGTCGCTTATCATGAGAGAGATGCTGGATATATACTGTGCTAAAAATAATGACTATGGTGATAGCTTTAGTAAGAGTTTTGAAGAGTATGGATTGATAGCACCTGTGATTAGATTGAGTGATAAGCTTGAGAGATTAAAGTCATTGTGTAAGACAGATGCTGAAGTTAAGGATGAGAGTGTGAGAGATACGCTGATTGATATGGCTAATTATGCGATCATGACAGTGGTGGAAATGGATGCGAGAGATGATGAGGGTACAACTGTCAGTTGGTGGTCGGATGGAGAGGTATGTAATGTTGCTGAGCTTGATAAGGAGTATACGAGAGGGGATCAGTTGAATATATGAGTGGTGAGATTATTGAAAATTTAACTGTAGTTGTTTTATTAATAGCTTTCATGGTTTTTATATATAAGATAGTTGAATTGAGTGAAAAGAAGTGATTTAGGAGTGCGAAATGAAAACTAAGGAATTTATAAAAAGGGTTGAGGATTTAGGGTTTGAAATTGAAGAATGTGAGAGTTTTATACGCATTAGTGTACATGAATTTAATTTAGCTGGTGTTTATAGAAATGTGTACATGCAATTCGATAATGTATATTCCGGTTGGGATAATTTATCTAATCGTGATAAAGAAAGCTTATTTAATCTACTGGTAGAGTACACCTCTACCCCACTCGATGAACGTGGGGATGAGAAGAAGTTTTACTTAAGGCATAGGTGGATGAAACCAAGGTTATCCAATGGAAATTATTTAAATCGTTGGATAGAAACTGACGAATATTGGCTAGATTGCAGTAATGAAACAGAAGACGTACAGACACGATTTACTTTAAGAGAGATTGAAGAAATCAAAGAAGAGCTTGATACTGATTTAAGCGATTTTGAGGAGAAAGAGGTGGAAGAATGACCGAATTTAGAAATTTAGATAGCATTTACTTTAGAATTGAAAGAAATGGGAAATGGCAAAATGTATGCTTTTCTGATTTAAAAGAAGAAGAGATGAAAGAAGCTATAGATTCTTGGGATGCTGAAAGTCTAAAAAGATTAGCAATACAGTTAGGTAAATATTTAAGACTTATAGGGGATGAATTAGACGTGGTAGCCGATATAGGTGATTATGACAATTAACGAAAATATTACAATTGAATTAAATATAAATGAATTTTGGTTGATTATAAATGGTTTAGATAGCTATCAAGTTAAGAATATGAACCATGATTGGTATCAAGGGGAGTGTGATTATTTAATGGATAAGCTGTTTGATATGGCAAGAGAACAAGGGGTGGTAGAGGAATGAACAAAGAACTAAACCAACAGTCAGCTACTATGATTGAGTTAAAATCTTGGATAAACAAAAATTGGGAAGCTATAGATAAAATTCTTGATAATCATCTAACTAAAGTATTTTGGAACGATTTGAGTCCTGATAGTAAGAGATTAGTAATGGTACTAACTGAAAACATATCTAGTGAAGTAAAAGATGAAATTATGAAAATAATAAATGTTTATGAGGTTATAGAAGAATGAAAGTAAAAGACTTTATAGAATATTTTGAAGGTTTTGACCCTGAAAGTGAGTTGGAGTTAGAAATATTTGAGGAAATATATAACGGAAATTTAGGATGTTGCGAAGAACATTACACTCGCTTAGGTGTGGGGGATGTAAAATATTTAGATGAATCAGATACTGTTTTTGTAAGTTTAGTTTGGGATGAGTAAAAGAATGAAGATTGATTTAACAATGTCTGATATAGGACAAATACAACAATTGATTAGACAAAGGAAAACATCTATATTTGCTTGGTCTAAGAAATATGACGCTGGTTATTTAAGTGAAGATAGTGAGCGAGAAATTAAAACATTGAATGAACTATACGATAAATTATTAGATTATAGGAAAGATATATGACAGTAAAAGAATTAATCAAACTAATCGAACAATGGGCAATTGACAGACAGCTAGACAAGTACGGCACAGTAGAAGGTCAGCTTATCAAAACTTCTGAAGAAGTTGCGGAGCTGATTATTGCTATATCAAAAGATGATGTTGAAGCTATAAAGGATGCTGTCGGTGATGTGTTTGTGACTTTGGTAGTTGGTAATATGCTTGATTCTAAGCTTGATGTAGGTGCGGTTTATGAGTTGGTGGTTGCTGAGTCCAGAATGAGGGTTAAACGTAAGTTTGATTTGGTTTATTACTTGGTGTCGGCTCTAAAGCATTTACTTTATATTGAGTGTTATAAGAGGACTACTTTTGATATGGTGCTGGAATGTTTGCTTGATGTTTGCAGTTGGTATGAGCTTGATTTTACTAAGTGTGTAGAGAGTGCTTACAGTGAGATTGCCAACCGTAAAGGCATGGTTGTTGGTGGTAGCTTTGTGAAGGAAGAGCGAGTAGGTTTTAGTGTTAGAAATTAATAAGATTTATAATGATGATTGTTTAATTAGAATGAAGGATATAGATGATGGATCCATTGATATGATTTTGTGTGATTTACCTTATGGAAAGACTGCAAATGATTGGGATGTTATAATAGACATCCCTTCATTGTGGGGTCATTACAAAAGAGTTATTAAGGATAACGGTGCGATTGTTTTATTTGGAGATGAGCCCTTCTCTAGCAGGTTAAGGTTGAGCAATGAAAGAATGTACAGATATGATTGGAAATGGAAAAAATCATACTTTACTGGATTTCTTAATGCTAATAAGATGCCATTGAAAGCTAATGAAGACATTATGGTGTATTATAAAAAGCTACCAACATACAACCCTCAAAAGAGATTTGGATTTAGTAATTATAATAAAAAAAATAAAGGTAGAGAAATTTCTTCAAATTATCAGCCTGGTACAAAAGTATATGATTCTGAAGTTAAAGATGGTTCAAGGATGCCTATAAACATCATAGAGGGAATAGGAAAAGTCAACCACGGAGACCATCCTACTCAAAAGCCAGTTAAACTTATGGAGTACTTAATAAAAACTTATACCAATGAGGGTGACTTGGTTTTAGATAATTGTATTGGGTCAGGTACTACTGCAGTGGCGTGTGTGAATCTGAACAGAAATTTTATAGGCATTGAGATGGATGAGACCTATTATAAAGTTGCATGTGATAGAGTAGCTGAAGCTAAGAAAAACCATGAGGTTGAGTAATGAACAGACAACAAAGGAGAAGGATTTGCAGAGATTATGGACTTACTGAAGCGGAGCTTATGAGTTTAGTGCAGGAACTCAAATCTGAATTTGAAGCATCTAGTATAGAAACTGCTAGCCAATTCTTAGCTTTAACTATCGAAGTTTTAAGATTAGAGTTTGGGTTTGGTCAGAAAAGGATTGATAAGTATACGAAAAGACTTGACTCTATGCTTGAGTGTGTAAATATGGATTATGTTAGTTTTCATGATTTGTTGGCCGAGATTAGCTTAACACCTTTGGACGTTGTTAGACTGGGTGAAGGTGTTAGGAAAGAGAAGATGAAAGAGTTAGAAGAACGAAGGGATGCAAGTTAAGACCTTGTATTAAGTTAGGATGGTATATTGAGAGAGTTCTACAAATCATACGTTATAAATAAATTAAAAAAGTATATGAGTGTTAGGGACTCTAATCAGAAACTTTTAGAAGATATAGAGTTCCTTGAGACAAAGTTAACTAGTATAACAGCATCATATGACAATGGAATAAAGGTTGAAAATTCTGATCCTGATTATAAGACATTGGATATATTATCTGAATTAGAGATTAAAAAAGAGAATTATAAAGACAATGCAAAGCTTATATCAGATGTTGAGTATGCTTTATTAGGTTTAGATGAGATGGAGAAAGATATAGTACTAACTTTATATGGATCTAGTATTAAAGATAAAAGAGACATAAAGAGACTTGAGAAAGAGTATTGTTATACGCAAAGACAAATGTACAGAAAGGCTCAAGAGTATTTAGTACATATATCATTACGAATGTTAGGTGATTATTGATAATTAATTAACGAAATGTCAAAAACATGTCACAAACATGTCAGTGATTTTGGGGGTTTAGCTAGTATGATGATACTGTGATAGTTTGGAAAATAACTAGCCGAATTAAAATCCTAATAATTTTCAAGACAAAGACTTGGTTGATGCCAGGTCTTTTGTTGTATAAAGACTTAACTATGAAAACACAAAGATTAGATAAGACAGGTGCACACCGTGTAGCATATGAAAAGAATCGAAAGGTTATATTGAGAAGCCAGGATATATGTGGCATTTGTGGAAAGCCTGTTGATAAAAAATTAAAGACACCAGATCCAATGTCACCAGCGATTGACCACATCATACCTATAAGCAAAGGTGGTCATCCAAGTGATATCGACAACATGCAACTCACTCACCGAGCTTGCAATCGAGCCAAGTCGGATAAACTTTTTAAAAATAAAAATGAAACCGAGCCAAAAGTTTTGGGCAATCGAGTCTTGCCTCAAAGCCGTGATTGGAAGAATTATAAGAGTGAGTAATGCATATACCATAGGGGGCATATACCCCCTTGCTGGCCTGCGAACGGAGTTCACGCCGTCACTGGACATTTTTTCGCACGGGGTGAAGGGGTTTGTTAGAGAATTGAGAATTTTATGATAGACAATAACCAATATGATATAAACTATCTAAGAACAAAATTAAATAAATACGAAGTATCAGCCAGAAAGCGATATGAATGGTACGAGATGAAGGAAAGACAGAAAGAACCTTCTATTGTCACTCCTAATCACCTAAAAGACGTATATAAAGCCACCCTTGGTTGGTGTGAAAAAGCAGTTGAAGCCCTATCAGATAGGCTGGTATTTAGAGAATTTCAAAATGACCAATTTGGCATAAATGATATTTTTAAATATAACAATGATGATATCTTTTTTGACAGTGCCATCCAATCGGCTCTTATATCTTCATGCTGTTTTGTACATATATCAAAACATAAAAACAGTAAATACCCAAGACTTGAAATCCTTGAAGGTTACAATGCCACTGGAGTGATAGACCCTAACACGGGGCTTTTGAAAGTAGGATATGCAGTCCTTGAACGTGGGGAGAGAAATGAGCCACTAATTGAAGCATACTTTGAACCGTACCGTACCACTTATTATTACTACCACGGCGGTGAGCTACCTACGTATAACCAAGTAGTGCTAAACAATCAACTACCATACAACACCCCACTACCTACAAGTGAACTGCTACCTGAAAAGCGTGCAAGAGTTGAAGTATACGAGCACGGGGCTGGAGAATGCCTGCTAGTGCCAATCATATACCGCCCAGATGCAAAAAGACCTTTTGGTCGTAGTAGAATAACGGACGCTTGTATCTACCACCAAAGATTTGCTAAACGTACGCTTGAACGTGCAGATGTAACGGCTGAGTTTTATAGTTTCCCGCAAAAATATGTTGTAGGTACAGATGCTGATAGAGAGCCTCTGGATTCTTGGAAAGCGACCATATCTACAATGTTGGAAATAACCTCAGATGATGAAGGAAACAAACCTACGCTTGGCCAATTTGACCAACCAAGCATGAGTCCTTTTATAGACCAATTAAGAATGAGTGCATCTTTATTTGCTGGGGAAACGGGATTGACTTTAGATGACCTGGGGTTTGTACAAGATAATCCATCAAGTGTTGAAGCTATACAAGCCAGTCATGAAACACTAAGGCTTATGGCACGAAAAGCACAAAGAAACTTTGGTGTTAACTTTAAAAATGTCGGTTATGTGGCTAAATGCTTACAAGATGAATTTCACTACGGTAGAGATGGTTTTGTAAATCTGAAAGCTAAATGGGAACCAATCTTTGAACCAACTGCAAGTGCATTATCTACTATGGGCGATGCTACTATAAAGATTAATCGAGCAATCCCAGAATACTTTGATAAAGAAAGCTTTAGAGATTTTACAGGTATAGAAGGGGCTAATTAATATGGAAGAAAAAGATATAGTCCCTGAACTGCTGGAAAGTATAAAAAAAGAATTTAATCGTAAATATAAAGCTAGCGATCTCATAAAAAAGAAACTGGAAAAATTAAAATCCAGTAACCTCGACTATGATGATGCGTACGACTATGCGGATGAGGTCGGAAAGATTCTGGTCGAAGTATATAAAAAGCATGTGACAAGTGAAGTGCTACCTGACGGCAAAATGTACTATAACATTGCTGAAAGACTATTAAATGACACTCTTGGAAGCAATCATGAACTAGTAGCTGAATATGCACAGATAGTACAAACTTTAGTTAACAAAAATGCTGGCTATGATATACAAGCCATAAAATCACAAATCAATCCTGACAGAATAAAGGGTTTTATAGAACGTTTAGTCCATGAAGAAACCTTTGAAGATATTGACTGGATATTGGGTGAACCTGTAATGACTTACACTAGAGGTGTAGTTGATGATACAGTTGAAATAAATGCTGAATTTAATAATGACCTTGGAATAAAGGGAGTTATTGAACGTACAGAAAGATATGATGCTTGCAGTTGGTGCAAAAATCTTGAAGGGGTTTACAACTACCCCCATGATGTACCAGATGAAATATTTATGAGGCATGAAAATTGTAAAGGTCGCGTGATATATAGACCTTTGAACAAACGCAAAGTACAGGATGTACACAGTAGGGAATGGGTTAGGAGGTGATCCTATATCTCCCAAGTGGATAGGGTTATCATCACTCGAGTGTGGGAAGGACACATATCAACCGTGTACAAATCGACACGGAAACTCGACAAGGAATTTCGCTACCTTACGACAAAACCCTGGGCTAAGGTTTAAAACTAGCCCAACCTCCTTTCTTTGTTACGACAGGAGTCAGAAAATGTGACCTAGGTAAGTCTTAAAACTGCTAAAAGGCAATATCAATCTTTATGACCTGGGTATGTCTTAAAACTGTCTAATTAACAACTTTATGTACCCATTTTACAAGACCTGAGTAAGTCTAAAAACTACTCTTTTTTAGTACAAATTTTGAGGGGGTTAGGATGTCAGAAAGAAAAGGCAATCAAAATCCTACTCAATCGGTAATCTTGCCAGGTGTGGATAGCCTGTACCTAGATGCTATAGACATCTATGAAAAGACAGGCCGTAAAGCACAGGAATGGCAAAAAAGTTTGCTAAAGGCAATCATGAGTCAAAACGAAGATGGATTGTGGACTCACTCAAAGTTTGGGTGGGCTGTATCAAGGCGTAATGGTAAATCTGAGATAGCACTAATACGAGCTATGTGGGGGTTGTTTAATGGTGAAAAAGTAGTATACACTGCACACCGCACTCAAACATCCCATAGTACGTGGGAAAAGATGGCTAGCTTTCTTGATGAAATTGGCATGGAGTACACCCAGCTAAAAGCTATTGGTCGTGAAAAACTAAAGCTTGTAGATGGTACTGGGTCAATGGAGTTTAGAACTAGAACATCATCTGGTGGGCTTGGGGAAGGTTTTGACCTACTTATTATAGATGAAGCCCAAGAATATACTGATGACCAGGAAACTGCACTTAAGTATGTAGTAACTGATAGTAAAAACCCACAAACACTCTTTATGGGGACACCGCCAACTGCTATATCTGCTGGGACTGTGTTTACTAAGTATCGTAAAGCAGTTTTAAATTATGAAACCGAAGATAATGGCTGGGCGGAATGGTCGGTTGAAGAGATGACCGACCCACATGACAAAGATGCTTGGTATGAAACAAACCCTTCACTTGGAACGATATTTACAGAAAGAGCTGTAAAAGATGAAATATCATCAAATGACCTTGATTTTAACATTCAAAGGCTTGGTCTATGGCTTAAGTACAACCAAAAATCAGAAATTTCAGAGAGTGAATGGAAAGACCTTGAAGTAAGTCGTGTGCCAGCTCTAACTGGAAAGCTTTTTGTAGGAATTAAATATGGTCGAGATGGAGCCAACACCGCTATGAGTATAGCTGTAAAAACAAAGTCAGGAAAAGTCTTTGTGGAATCCATCGATTGTCAATCCACCCGAAATGGTAACGGGTGGATTTTAAATTTCTTAAAATCGGCTGACATAGCAGAAATCGTAATTGACGGAGCTGGAGCACAGGAACTACTAAGGTCAGACATAAAAGATGCCAAAATCACACCTAATCCAATATTGCCAACAGTCAAAGAGGTCATAGTCGCAAACTCAGACTTTAAACGAGGTATAGACCTGCAGACTATTGTGCATAAAGACCAACCATCCTTAACACAGATAGTAACTAACTGTGAGAAAAGACCAATAGGCTCGCAAGGGGGTTATGGTTTTAAAGCACAATACGAAGACCATGAAATAGCACTTTTGGATAGTGTGATTTTAGCCCATTGGGCTTGTAACGTTAGCAAACCAAAGAAAATACAAGAATTTAGGTATTAACAGTCTTTTGACTGCTGAAATACATTTACCGACACTACCGGGAAAGTAGGAGGAAAAAATGACACAAGAAAACGAATTTAAAGTAATCGAAACACAGGAACAGCTAAATAGCGTAATCAAAAATCGAGTTGATAGAGAACGTGAAAAGTATACCGAAGAAATTAATCAGCTAAAGACAGAAAATGCTGACCTTAAAAAACAAGTAAGTGATCTAACAGATACGGTCAATGAAAGCAACACCACCATAGATGATATGAAGTCACAGATAAAAGAAAAAGATGACAAAATAGAAGGCTTTACAATAGACCAAATGAAATATGACCTTGCTTTTGAATATGGTATACCACGAAATATGTCGAAAAGACTCCAGGGTGGGAGTTATGAAGAAATAGAAGCAGACGCCAAAGAAATGGCTAAAACTTTTGAAAACTTAAGACCAGACCCACCTACTAGGAGTACTGAACCGACTGAAATACTCTCTGGACTTGATGCTGGATATGCAAGGATGGCTGACAATCTAGTACAAGGAGAATAAAATGGCAAATCCATTAAATAGAGGTGAACTTTTCTCACCTGACATCATTGAAGACCTTTATAACAAAGTGACTGGTGCATCTGCATTGGCGCAACTATCAGGGCAAAGACCAATTGCTTTTAATGGTAATGAGTTTTTTGAATTTAACCTGGACTCACACATTGATATCGTAGGTGAATCTCAGCCTAAAGGTGCAGGGGGTATTACAATTACATCCAAAGTAATTAGACCACTAAAAGTGGAATATTCTGCACGTGTATCAGATGAGTTTATGTATGCGAGTCAATCTAAAAGAATTGACATTCTGAAAGAATTCAACATTGGTTATGCTAAAAAACTAGCTGAAGGTTTTGACTGGATGGCTATACATGGTATCAATCCTAGAACAGGCCAACTATCAGATATTATTGGTGATAACTACTTTGTAAAACAGATAGAACAGGAAGTTGCTTATAATGAAGCTGACCCAACACTAAATATCGAAGATGCTCTTGCTCTTGTAGAAGGTTCAGAATATACAGCCGATGGTGCTTTACTAGCTCCAGATGTTACAACAGCAATTTCAAAAATTACAGTAAATGGCCTAAGACTCTATCCTGAATATATGTTTGGCAATGTACCAAATACTCTAGGTGGCATGAGGCTACAAAGAAGTAGAAATGTAAGCAAGGAAAATGACTTAAAAGGTCTTGTAGGTGACTTTGAAGGCGCGTTTAGATGGGGTGTGACAAAACAAATCCCATTGCAAGTAATCCAATACGGTGACCCAGACAACACTGGTCGCGACCTAGCTGGCCACAACGAAGTGTTACTACGTTCAGAAACCTATCTAGGTTGGGGCATCCTAAGACCAGAAGCTTTTGCTAAGATTGTAGGAGCTTAAGATGTTTAAGTACACTAACATCTTAACTGGCAATAAAATAGTAACCAATCAAGAAATCAAAGGGAAAAACTGGGTGCTCACAGATGAGATTGAAAACTTTAGAGAACAGGCAAGAGTGGAAAAAGCAAAAACCCAAACTAAAGAAAAGAAAGTCAAAGAAGAAGCAGAAAAACCAGTAGTTTCCAAAATAGAAATACCCAACGACCTAGAATCTCTGACAAAGTCCGACTTATCAGAGCTTTTATTTTCTATGGATGTAGAGCATAACACTAAGATGACAAAGGATGAATTAATCGCACTCATAGAAGAAAACAGATAGGAGCAATTATGGCATGCTGTAATAATTGCAATGATGATAAAGGTTTAAAAGGTCATGTGACTGTTGATGATGTTATTGATCTATTTAGACCATTAGACTCTGAAGAACTAACAAAAGCTGAAAACCTACTACCTATAGTAGAAGACCAATTGAAGCTGGAGGCCTATAATTCTGGAAAAAATCTAGAGTACATGATTGACCATATACCAGGATATAGGAATACTTATAAGTCGGTAGTAGTAGACATAGTCGCAAGAAATCTTATGACATCTACTACTGCTGAACCTTTGAGTCAATATAGCGAGTCAGCTATGGGTTATAGTTTTAGCGGTACTTTCTTAAACCCAGGTGGAGGACTGTTTATCAAAAAATCAGAACTTGCCAAACTGGGTTTTGGCCGACAAAGAATAAGGGGGTTAGAGCTATATGACATATCAACCTGCGAGGCATATCAAGGGTATTACTATCACTCTCCACGACCAGGTGACCCGTGGTACTGATCCCTTTGGTAGGCCAATAGTAGAAGAAATACCAAGAGAAATAGATAATGTGCTTGTAGGTCATCCTACAAGTGATGATATCGTACACAATCTAGAATTATACGGAAAAAGAGCTATCTACACTCTAGGAATCCCAAAAGGAGACCCTTTTGAGTGGGAAGACAGGACAGTTGAATTTTTTGGTCAGAAATTTAGAACTTTTGGTTTTGTTACCCAGGGAATCGAAGAAATGATACCCCTAGAGTGGAATAAGAAGATAATGGTGGAGCGTTATGGCTAATAAAATCAAATTTGAATTGAATAGAGATGGTGTAAGACAATTATTACGTGGTTCAGAAATGCAAAAGGTTTTAAAAACACATGCAAATCAAACCGCAAGCGCATGTGGAGCTGGTTATAAGGCTGACACTTTTGTAGGTACAAACCGTGCCAACGCATCTGTCTATGCTGAAAGTCATAGTGCTAAGAGAGATAATCTAAAGAACAACACCATTTTGAAGAATTTACAATGACAATAGAGATAATGTTAAAAAATTACCTCGACACCGTTATGAGTGTCCCAGTATATCTTGAAGAACCAAAAGAGAAACCTAAACGATATGTACTCTTTGAAAAAACTGGCGGGGGTAAAGATGACCAAATAAGAAAAGCTACTTTCGCATTTCAAAGCTATGCGGAAAGCATGTATGAAGCTAGCGAACTGAATGAAGAAGTAAAAGTGGCAATGGATAATTCAATATATTTTGTAGATATCGGTAAAGCAAAACTTAACTCAGACTATAACTTTACTGATATAACAACTAAGCGATATAGATACCAAGCGGTATACGATATCGCTTTTTAATTGCTTATTTTTAAGGAAGGACAAAAATTATGGCACAAAGAGCAGAACACGTAACTTATGGTAAACCTAAAATTGATGGTGGTATTAAAGTTGCTCCACTTGGTACAACCCTACCTACAACAGCAGATGGAGCACTTAACCAAGCTTTTAAGTCTTTAGGATATGTATCTGAAGATGGACTCACAAATAACTCTACAAGAGATACAGATGAGATTAGAGCATGGGGCGGTGATACTGTACTAACACTTTATACAGGATCTAGTGATGAGTTTAGCTTCACACTAATCGAGTCTATCAATGAAGATGTACTAAAATTTGTATACGGTGATGATAATGTAACTGGTAACCCAGAAGCTGGTATGACTGTAAAAGTCAATGCACAACCAAGAGAGATGAAAGTCTTTGTAATCGACACCGTACTAAAAGGTGGTTACATCAAACGTATGGTAATCCCTAAAGGGGAAGTAATCCAAGATGGTGAGATTGCCTACACAGATGGTGATGCTACAGGTTTCCCAATCACTGTTAAGTGTAACCCAGATGAAGATGGATATACACACTATCAATATATCAAAAAAGGTTCTACCACACCTACAACCAACACTGGGGGCACAGGTAGATAATGATAAAGGGAAAGACACAATCAGGTTTTAAATTTGAAATCGACGAAACAAAATTAAATGACTACCGTTTTATAAAAGACTTATCAAAAATGGAGGAAAACCCTTTGAGATTTCCTGCAGTTTTAGAAAAGTTACTAGGTGAAGAGCAAGAAGAAGCTCTACTAAAACACCTTGAAGATGAAAACGGTCGAGTTGATGCTGAAAAAGTTGCAGATGAATTAGCAGAGATACTATCAAGCGGTAAAGAAACAAAAAACTAGTAAACCTTGCCCACATGATTGTAGTTGATGAAGATGCTTTGGAATGCGACCTAGCGGAAACTTATAACATATATGATTACAGAGAGCTACCACCTATGAGGGTAGCTCTTTTTGCTATGGGTTTAAGTAATGACTCTAGGATAAAACGTGCTATGAGTGGTATGCAGGTTAGTTTAAATACTTATCTACTAGCAAGTATCACCGACTACTTAAGTTGGCTAGTATGGAGCAAAACCAAAGATGCACAAAAAGGTAAAAACAAACCTCAGTCAGTAGTCGACTTGATCAATGGCAAGGAAGCTACAGAAGAAGAAATCAAAGAAAACATCCAGTTCCAAACAGCCGAAGATTTTGAAGCTCTATGGAATCAGATAGCAAATAGTGAAGAAGAGAAAGGGGGTTAACCATGGCTACAGAATTAGGTAAAGCTTATGTCCAGATAGTGCCATCTGCTTTGGGTATATCAGGCAAAATAACTAGAGAGCTGAATGGCGAAATGGGTGTTGCTGGCGATAGTGCTGGAGAAACACTGGGAAGCAGAATAGCTAGCAGTGCAAAGAAGATAATAGTATCTGCTGGTATAGGTACAGCAGTAGCACAAAGTATTAGTCAAGGTGCTAAGCTTGAACAGTCTATTGGCGGTGTAGAAACCCTTTTTAAAGAAAGTGCAGATACAGTAAGAGATTATGCAAAGAATGGATACAAAACAGCTCAGGTATCAGCAAATGAGTACATGGAGCAGGTTACAAAATTTGCGGCCTCTCTCTTACAATCTACAGGCAAAGATACTGCAAAAGCGGCCGATATAGCAGATATAGCTATGAGAGATATGTCGGACAATGCAAATAAATTTGGTACAAATATAGCCGATATACAGCATGCTTATCAAGGTTTTGCAAAAGATAACTTTACAATGCTAGATAACCTCCGCCTTGGTTACAGTGGTACTAAGGGTGAGATGGCACGTCTTTTAAAAAATGCTGAGAAAATCACTGGTATTGAATACAGTATGGATAGTTTTGCAGACATGATAGAGGCTATCCACGTGATACAAGAAGATTTAGGCATTACAGGCACTACTGCACTTGAAGCTTCTGAAACTGTATCGGGGTCTTTTAATGCAATGAAGAGTGCGTTTTTAGATGTACTTGGGAATATTGCGATAGATGAAAACATATTTGAATCTGCAATTGCGCTGGCTGATAATACAGTTATATTTTTGAAAAATAACTTTATACCAATGTTAGGTAGAGTTATCAGAAACACCCCAAAAGCTTTAAGTACCTTTGTAAAAAGAGCCTATCCTGATTTAAAACAGTTAGGAATAGATATTGTCAACAGCATCTTGTCAGGAATACAAGTAACTGCACCAAAAGTGGTAAAAAGCCTTGAATCTGGGATAGAAAATACTTTATCTTATGTTAAAAGTGACCTATCAGGTTTCTTAGATCTAGGCGTACAAGCTGTAAATAACATTGCACAAGGTATTATAGTTGCCACACCAAACCTTATACGAAGATTAGGTGAGAATATCAACAATGTGATATCAATAATAGGTGAGTCTATGCCTAAGCTTGTCAAATCTGCAGTAAACCTTGGCAAAATGATTGCGGGTCAAACCCAACAATCTTGGCCACTGATTAAAGCTAGCCTGCAAGAAACTTTTAGTAAGTTAGCAAATACTGTCAAAATGTACTATGGTCAGTTTTCTGAAGGTCTTAAAAGCAATCTACCTGCTATAAAAAGCACCATATCCAATTTATTTAATGGCATTGCAAGCCTAGTAAAACAATATCTACCAACAATTGTACACGTTGGTAAAGAGATAGTGGGTAGGTTGATTGAGAGTATAAAAGCCCATTTGCCACAGGTTCTTGAGCTAGCTTCAGGAATACTATCAAAATTTACTGCTAAGGTAAAACAATATCTACCTCAGTTACTAGATTTAACCCGAGAGATAGTAGCAAAAGTAACTACTACGGTAAAAAATAACCTACCATATATACTGGATTTAACATCTGAAGTACTATCTAAAATAATCGCCACAATCAAAAACTATCTACCTCAATTTGTATCTACAAGTCTTGAAATCCTATCAAAAATTACATCTACAATCCAAAAATACCTACCAACCATTTTGCAAAAAGGTGTAGAAATAGCTAGCACTCTTGCAAAAGGACTGCTAAAAGCATTACCAGAGATTATAGACACTGCGACACAATTGATAAGTAGAATCCTTGAATCATTGATGAAATCTAGGCCACAGATATTAGAGGCTGTGGGCAAATTGATAGGCAATGTAGTAGGGATAATAAAAGATAATGCTCCAGCAATAATGACTGCTGGCAAGAATTTGATTACAACTGTGATTAGAGTAATCAAAGAAGCAGTGCCAGAGTTTATCCGTGTAGGCAAATCGCTGGTTAAAAGTTTGATTGAGGGAATTAAAAACGCCCTACCAACAATCATATCTACAGGCAAAGATGTGGCCAGCAAATTAATAGACAGTTTTATGACTGCTCTACCAAAGATAGTAGAGGTGGGCTTATCCATTGTTAATTCACTTACAAAAACTATTAAGACTTATTTACCTACTATAATAAGTGTAGCTAAAGATATAGTGACAGGTCTTGTACAAGCGATTAGCAACGTATTGCCTGAAATTGCAGAGTTTGCGGTTAATATCATAAACTCATTAGTCGACGGTTTATCTAATGCTATGCCTAAAATTATTGAGGCTGGTACTAAGATAATAACTAGTCTGATAGAAACGATTGGTAAACATTTACCAGCTATATTAGATGCTGGCATTGGCATTTTGACAAAGATAGTTGATGGAATTATCAAAAATCTACCTTTAATAGTAGAAGCTGTTGGTAAAATAATTGGATCTATACTAAATGTAATCCAGGAAAACCTACCAACCATAATAGAACAGGGTGGAAAAATCCTTGGAGCAATCATTGATGGTATATCAAAAGTACTACCAACCGTGATTGAAGTCATTGGTAATGTGATGGGTAAGGTAATCAGCATAATCGCGGAAAACCTACCAAGGATAGTGACAGTTGTAGTAGACCTGTTTGGCAAAATAGTCCAAGCCATTAAAGACAATGCTCCTCTTATAGGCAATGCAATATCAACACTATTTTCTGGCATTGTCGCACTTGTAAAAACCTATGCACCAACAGTTATAGACTGGGGTCTAGGTATGGTGAAAAAGTTGGCATCAGGCATATCTGAAGCCATGCCAGTTATAACACAAATAGTCACTAAAGTAGCTACAACTATAGTGGAAATATTAGTCAAATATCTACCACAGTTAGTAGATGTGGGCGCAGATGTTATAAGTAACATTTTGACTGGCATCAAGAATTCTATGCCATTTATTACCACTGCGGTAAATAGTATCATGTCCACTTTGATAACTACAGCATCAACACTTATGCCAAAGATAATTGATATTGGTATTGATATCCTATCAACTATTGTAAGTGGCATCAAACAAATGCTACCTACAATCCAAACTGCAGTGGTATCAATAATCCAAGAATTGACTGCAGGTTTTCAAAAATTAGCCCCAAGTGTTGTAGCTTTGGGTTTTGATTTAATAGCATCAATTGTGTCAGGAATAACCCGAGTGGCTGGAAACGTAGCAGATGCGATAGGGACTGTGATTGACAATGTGCTTGCACTTGGTCAAACATATCTAAAACCAATGGCTGATATGGCCTATCAACTCTTTGGCACTATTGCTGACCAAATCACTAAATGGGCTCCACAAATCATTGCTAGAGTGACCAGTCTTTTTGTAGACATTGTAAACACGATCAATGGTTATATGCCATCTATTGCTAGTAAAGGTCTAGAAATTGCTAGCAGTATAGGTGGGGGTATAGCACGTAATGCCCAACATGTGATAAATCAGTTGGCACAATTACTAAACAGCATAATTAAAACTTTAAAAGATTATCTACCTAGTTTCCTAGCGATAGGAGTATCGATAGCTAATGAGATTATCAAAGGAATTGGTAATAACATTGAAGGTATAGCAGAGTCCGCAGTAAGTTTATTTGACACAATCGGTGGACAGATACAAGCCTATATGCCAACTGTCGCAGGTTGGGTGGATAGCATTTATACCCACATAATAAACTCAATATCTACAAATGCGGAAACTGTGACAAACAGAGTTGGGTCGATAATTACACAACTGCTAAATACAATCAATTCTTATTTCCCTTCACTGTACCAAAAAGGTATTGGGGCAATGAGCGAAGTTATTAAAGGTGTAACCAATCAAATACCTAAAATAGCAGGAGCTGGGGCAAGGTTGATAAGTACCATAATTACATCAATAGTGGGTAATTTTGGTAAGCTATTAGACAATGGTAAACAAATCATAGATAAAGTCTATGAGGGCATCATGATAGCCCTTAAAATTTTATTACCAAGTCTAGCTCAAAATGGCCTAGATCTAATTAAACAAATTGGAGATGGTTTTGCAGTTGCATTGCCTGATATAACTAATAAAGCTTCAAACATTTTTAATACACTTAAGGCCAACATCAAAACCTACCTACCACAATTTCTGTCATCTGGTACTGAACTCATAAACCAAATTGCAACAGGAATAGTGAATTCTGCACCTACTGTAGTAGAAAAAATAGGTGAAATGATAACCAGCATTTTTGAAAGCCTAGACGCATTTATTGAAGCTGGGGTGAAGGTTGTAGCAAATATAATTCAAGGTATATCCAATAACTGGGAAAGCTTTAAAAATAGTATAGGTGGATTACTCGAAACTGTAATCACAGTCTTTACAACCTACCTACCAAAATGGGCTGGACAAGGCCTTGAACTAGTGATGAAGATTATCGAAGGTATCAAAAAAGCTCTACCTGATATCTATCAAACAGGTATCAGCATTGTTTCAGAAATCTTTAAGGGTGTAACCAATAATGTTGGTAAAGTGGCTGAAGGTATTGCAACTGTTATAGGAAAAGCCCTTGAATTTATAACAAACAATCTATCAAAATGGTTAGATGCTGGTATTAGTTTAGTAACTAAAATCGGTGAAGGTTTGACGAGAACTGCGCCAGATTTACTAAAAGCTATGGGAACTATCCTGAGCGACTTAATCAAAGCTATAACCAATATCTTACCTACTGTGTTAGACAAGGGTGTTGAACTTATCGGGAAACTGGCAAAAGGCATCTTGGACAACGGTGGTAAAGCTGTTGATAACATCCTATCTGTATTGACCAAAGTACTAAAAACTATAGGTGAAGAATTTCCAAAATTCATAGAGCGTGGTAATGAGATAGTTGCTAAAATTGCAAAAGGATTGTCGGACAATGCTCCATATATAGTTACAAAGATAGCTGAGGTTATAGGAAAAGTATTAAGATGGATTTTTGATAATTTACCAGCCTTTATAACTAAAGGTTTTGAAATAATTAGTAAACTAATTGAAGGTATAGCAAAAGCAACGCCAGATTCAGTTATAGCCATAGCCAAAGTGATTAGTGGGTTACTGTCAGAAATAGTAAAAGCAATACCTGATTTTTTATTAAAAGGTAAAGACATACTGATAGCCATAAAAGATGGTATTGTGCAGATGACTCAGACACTGCTAATCAGTATGGCATCTGTAGTAAGTCAATTGGTAGGTAAACTATCAGAAAAAATGACTGACTTTAGAACTAAAGGTAAAAACATCCTTGAAAATGTAAAAGCTGGTTTTGATGATAAAAAGAGAGCTGTGACGGATGCTATGGGATCACTTGCATCTGAATTAGTCAGAAAGATAGGTGATAAACTATCTGATTTTAAGACTAAGGGTTCGGATATCGCTGGAAATATTAAATCAGGCATTGAAAGTGGTGTAAGCAGTTTTGTGAGTATACCTGGTAAAATATATGACCGCATTGTCGAAGGGTTTAAAATTTATACCGAACACTTCAAAACCATAGGTATTAACCTAATCAATGGAATTATAAATGGTCTTTGGGAAGGATTGAACAAAGGTTGGGAAAGCCTGACTGGGGTAGCTTCTCAAATAGCCAACGCCTTCACAGGGTTCTTTGGCATACACTCACCTTCTAAACTATTTACCGAATATGGTGGATATCTCATGGAGGGTCTTGCAGATGGTATCGAAGATACACTAAGACCTGTGGATAAAGCTATGGGCAAAGTACAAGACATAACCAACCGTGATTTTCATAGCAATCTAATGATAGACACCATTGGAGCAAATATTGATCACTTAAACTCATCTGATAGTTATCAACTACAAGATGAACCAAAACAACCTGTCATCCTACAAATGGAAATGAATGGTAGAACATATCAAACATATGTAGAAGATATAACTCAATATCAACAACAGATGCTAAGAATAGAAGAAATATACTAAAGGGGGCACTATGGTAGATTATAGAGAGTTTAGCCACTGTGCACTGAATTACAATGGAATAGTACTAGATAATTATCTTGATAACTACATGACAATCAATGTTGAAGGCAGGCAATTGTTTAGCCCTGACCTTAACCTAATCAAAGTACCTGGAAGGAATGGGGATATAGTGATGAGCAAAAACTACCCCAGCAGGGACATCAAGGTGCACTATCTAATGCGAGCAGATAAAAACGAAGAATGGCTACAACAAACAAAAAGACTCAACATGTTATTACAAAGTAATGATGATGTTAGGTTTTATTTTGATGATGAATTGGGCGTAAGGTACGGACAATTGTTCGAGTTTGAAGACCCGCCATATGATAGAAATGAAGGGATAGGGACTTTTACCATACATTGTCAAGACCCCTTCTTGTATAGTGAGGTTAAGACATGTAGTGGAAAGATACCTGACTTGAATTACGACTTTTATGATGTAAAGATAGAGCGTATAGAAGTTACTATCAAGGCTAATACATCTAAACTAGTAATCAGAAATATTACCCGAGGTCTATCAATCATCTTGAACGGCAATTTCAAAACAGGTGATCAAGTAGTTGTAACTCCTGATACAATTGCAGTTAACAATCAGAACCGTATGGCCTGGCTAGATTATGTGGAAAGTAACTATCACGATTTTGTAGTATTTTCAGAAGATGAAATAACTACCACACCTAGCCAATACCTAACAATCAAGTATAGAGAGCGTGTCCTATGAGTAAAGGTGTATATTTATTCAATAAAAACTATGGGCTTGAACACTCAATCCAAGCTGACAAATTGACAGAAAACTACATGGATGCGAACCTTAATGGAATAATCACAGGTGGTTTTACTACCACTGATATCCGTGACTATGATCAATACTACTATTACGGTGTCCAAGAAGATGATAACTTTTGGATGTACAAGATAAGGTCTGTTGTAAAAGATAATGATGTAATTAGAGTACACGGTATTCACATCATGTATGATGAACTACAAGGGGTAGTTATAAGAGATGTTAGACCAAAAAATAAACTGGTTAGCGAAGTCTTAAAAACTATCCTTGAAGATACTGATTGGACAGTTGGTACTGTTGTAGTTAGTCAAAAGTACAGTGGGAACTTTTACTATCAATCATCTTTGCAGTCACTGTATGAACTGTGTGAAAGAGCTGGGTGTGAGTTTAGACCTGTGATTAGATATAGTCAAGGTAAGATTGTATCAAAACAGATAGAACTGTATGACCAGCTAAGCGGTGATTATGGGAAGATGTTTAAGTATGGTGATAACCTACTTAAGGTGGTAGCAGAAACCAACACAGATGAACTATACACAGCCTTTATCGGCCGTGGTAAAGGTGAAGAAATCTATGATGAAAATGGTCAAGCTACAGGTGGTTATGGTAGAAAGATAACTTTCAAAGATATAGACTATCGTAATACAAAGGAAGGTATATCAGTCCATTCAGCTGTTGGCCAAGATTATATTGAGATTAAAGAAGCGACAGCAATATATGGATATCCAACGGGTAAACCTAGAGTGTGCGAAGTGTCTTTTGATGACATAGAAGATAAGGTTGAGTTAGCTAACGCCACCTTTGATTTTGCCCTAGAAAACTCTAGACCAAAGATTCAACTCAAAGCAACAGGTCTACAACATGAAAAAGTAGACCTGGGTGAGACTGTGACTGTGATAGGACAGTTGGATATACGATTTAAGACAAGAGTCTTTAAAATCAAGAAAGATTTTCTGCAAGAAAAAGTTATATCCTTTGAATTTGGTGACAAACTCGTAAAGTCCACTGCTGACCGCATCAAAGCTGACCAAATAGCAGAAAAAGAAAGAGAAATCACTGAACAAAACTATATCAAAGCTATGATATCAATGGTGGCTGATACGTATTTTAACGAAGATGGATATCAGTATAACCTAGAAGCTGGAAATGATTATGAGCTACCAGCTGGGATTTATAGTTTTGATAGACCAATAGATGATACACTTAACCCACCTACAAAAGTGATCTACTTTGGTGCTGGTAAGCTCATGATTGCTGACAGTAAGAAACCTGATGGTACATGGGATTTTAGTATTGCCATGGATGGTGAGGCTATTAATGCTAATGTGATTAGGGCGGGTATTCTGAGAGGTGGTCGTGTTGAATGGGATTTACAAAATGGCACTTTTAAGATAGGTGGTTGGAGAAATAGTAAAGGTGAATTACAGAATCCTAATCTGCATTGGGATAACAATACTTTAAAATTAAGAAATGTTGATATTGATTTAGAGAATCATTACGAAATCAAAAATCTTAAAAATGGTGTTGAACAAACTGAGAGAATTGTTATCCAGCAAAAAAAAGAACAGGGTGAATTAACGAACAAAATTACTAACCTTGATACAAAAATAGAAAATAAAGTAAGAGAAACCGCCGAAAGTTTCACCAGAGAAATAAAATCACTGGATACAGAAGTTGGTTCGATTAGAGAGCAAACTGAAAATGGTTTTAGAGATGTTGTGTATAAAAATGGCGTTATATCTGCAATTGAACATACAAATGAAAGTTATAGAATCAGTGCTAGTAAAATTGATTTAACAGGAAACTTAAACCTTAAAGGTACTTTTGAATCAAAATCAGGTCAATATATAACAAAATTGGAACATGGGCATCTTGTAATGTATCATGAACAAGGAAAAAGTCGCTCGGGTGGTTTAATAGTTACAGAAACTGATCATAGTAGACAAATCGGAGGGAGTGGATATGGAATCACACATGATTTGTCGCTTTTCCACGAGGCGGATGGTTTTATGACCCTGTCGTATAGAGATGATATAGGGACTGACATAATTCCATATATAATATTTGATAAGCATGATAAAGGAAAATCGTTAAAGACTTTTGAACCGAGTGCCGATATATATGTTAACGGTTACAGTACTTTTAAAAATGAAACTAGTTTCATAGAAGGGATTTATACTAGAGGTGGTGTAAAAATTGCTGATTCTAAATATCGAATAGGGTTAGTCGATAATGTTTATGAAATTGCACCATTGAGAAATGAAGAAAGTTTAATAATAAAATCATACAAAACTAACACATGGTTTAAAATAGATTTTGAAAATAAAATAACAAAATTTTTATAGGAGCAAACATGCAAGACAGTATAATACAAAAATACAGTGCTAGATTAGCACAGTTAACATACGATAACATATACCTCGAAGCAAAAATAGAAGAATTACAAAATCAACTAACCGAGCTACAAACCGAACTAGAACAACTAAAACAAGATGACACCGAAACCGACAAGGAGCTAAATGATTAGCTTCTTTTTTGATACACAATTTAAAAATAGAAAGGAGCTAAAATTGTGCAACCACAAGAATTTATAAGTCTTTTTTCCCGTGAGAGTTTCTTTTTTGTAGCGACACTGATACTGTTATACGTACTACTCCAAAGGGATAAAAAGCATGAAGCATACCTTGACCAGTCGTTAAGTGACAATGGCAAATTTGAAAATGCTATGGAGAATGTAGCAGAAAGTAACAATAACATTGCTAGAGCCCTTGAGGCATTGAACAAGACAATTGATCTAGAGCAAGCTAACAATAAGGATTACCGCAACTTTTATATGGCCAAAGTCGATAAACTGGAAGACAAAATGGAAAAAAGTATCACCATTGGCTATGTTAACACTCAAATACTTAAAGACCATATCGTAGCAAAAGATGCCAATACTGCAAAAGAAGTAGACCGTATCATTGAAGGTTACAAAGTAGAAGCTGATTTGGAATTACAAGATATTGACCGCGAAATAGAAAGGAATCACAAAGATGAGCAAAGCGACTAAAGTTATAAGACACATGGAGTATTTAAGAAACATGGGCTATAAGTACAGTATGTATGATAGAATGTCAAAAAACAAGCGTGACTGCAGTTCGTCTGTCTTTGAAGCCTTAATCAAAGCGGGCGTCTTAACTGAAGGTTCATACATTGGTATCACTGACACCCTAATTGAAATGGGTCACGCTGGTAGAGTGTTGACCCCGATATCAGGCAGTCAAGTCCGAGCAGGCGATATTTTTGTAATCGGTAGAAGAGGCGCATCTGCTGGGTCAGCTGGGCATACTGGTTTCTTTTATGGAAACGGGAAGATAATCCATACTAACTATCGTAATAATGGTACAACAATCAACCCAATATATTTCCCCATGACAACTAGCCCTGATAGACACTTTTTCCGCATCCTAGAAGGTGCAGATAGGATGTCAACTAATGAGGCATTGAAGCCACTAGCTAAGACTGCACCAAAGACAACTGCTATAAAACTCAAAAATGAAAAAGCAAAAGCGACATGCACTGTAGATTACATCAACATCCGAACCGCACCTAGTACAAAAGCTAAGGTGGTTGATAAACTGTACAAAGGTATGAGTGTAAGATACCAGTCAGTGTGGAAAGGTGATGGCTACAGATGGTTGGAATTTAAAACTGTTAACGGTGATTTGCGTTACATTGCCTACCGTGCAGAAAATAACATTTCTGACCAATGGGTAAGGATAACACCATGAGTATGAAAAACACCCTAAACCTAATCCAAACCCAAGGTGGGCGTACTATCAAACAGGCTGATAAGGGTAGTACGCTTACTTTTAGGCTGGTGGATGAGAAAAGAAATGAGTTGCCCGGACTTAATGGGTTGATTGCTAACATATTTTTGTATGATAAGGATAATAACAGAAGATGGAATACAACTAGTAGAGTAAGTGACAGTTCTATATCTTTTAACTTGCCTGGTAATTTGGTAGTAGGGATTTATGACATAGATGTTGTAGTGGGTGCTATGGTTTTTCCTTCAGATAGAGGGGTTAAAATTGAAGTTGTTGAAGGATACGCAATAAGTGCTAGTAGTAAGTTAGCGACAGAATTAATTATAGACATTGATAATTATGTTAAAAAGAATGACCTATCACCATACGCCAAGACTACTGACATGGAAACTAAATTAAGCCAAAAGGTTGATAAGATAAGCGGTAAGGGCTTGTCTACTAACGACTACACAAATAGTGATAGGGCTAAAGTACAAGCTATACCAAGTAACCCCAAATATACAGACACAACCTATGAGGCTTTGCCACTGGCGGAAATAGACTTAATGTTCAATGTTTAAGGAGATTATATGACAGAAAAGAAATTTGTCGATGGAGCAGGGCTTAAGCATTTTAAGTCTAAGCTGGATGCTCTGTTTGATAACAAAGTTGATAAAGAGGTGGGTAAGAGTTTGTCTACAAATGACTTTACCAATGCCCATAAATCAAAGGTAGATGCTATACCAGCCAATCCTAAGTATACAGATAACAACACGACTTATAAGGCTGGAGATGGTTTGAGCTTAAGTGGTACTACTTTTAGTGTTAGTGGTACCATTGCACGTAAGACAGATATACCAAGTCTTGAGGGGTATGCTAAGCTTACTGATGTACCTAAGATAGATGCAATTACTGGTAGTATTGACTTGTCTAATTATGTTACTAAAGATCAAGTTGATAACATGTTTGCCACTTACGATTTGTTTCTTGATGACAAAGTTGACAAGGAATCCTTAAAGGGCCTATCCACCAACGACTTTACAAATGAGTACAAAAAGAAACTTGATGGATTAACTGATATTGATTTGAGCGGGTATGCCTTGAAGACTGAGTTAGAATCAAGACCAAGCCTAACTACATTTAGGGACAAGCAATGGCCTGATGGTTTAGTGTATAATCTTAAAGAAAATGGTGAGTTGGTGAGGTATACAAATTATAAAGAAGCTAGTGACATAAAAGTAGGTATACCTATTCTTAATTTGGCTTTAAAATCAGACTTGCCTAAACTTGATGAGTATGCAAAACTAAATCAAATCCCTGATGTGAGTAGGTTTGCAAGTAAGGTTGATTTAAATAATAAGGTTGATAAGGTTAATGGAAAAGGGTTGTCAACCAATGACTTTACGACGTCCGAAAAAGAAAAGTTAAGTAGAATGTTTGAGCCTGAAGAGATCTTGGTTTATAATGGAACTTCCGTAATACAAAAAATATATGCTTTTAACGGGGTTATCTGGATTAAAGCACGAGTTGATAAAACCGCTACAAGAGTAGACCTCCCTTATAGAAGGATAACGCATATCCCCCCATATTTTTGCAGTAACACTAATATAACTACAGTAAGTCTGTTTGGTGTAGTGATAATAGAAGACTCGGCGTTTTATGGCTCTAAATTGAGTGGTATGCTTACCATTTATGAGTCGGTGGCAATCATGGGTAATGACTGTTTTAAAAGTAATAATCTAGAAGAGATTGAATATCGTTCATCTACCGACATTCCCTATCAGGCCTTTTCAACCAACAGAATAAATAAAATAAATCTTTATGAAGGTATAACGCTTATAGGGAAAATGGCCTTTCAACATAACAATCTCACTGAAGTTGATATACCTAAAAGTGTTAAGCATGTAGGTTCTTATGCTTTTATGGATAACCCACTTAAAACAGTGACAATATCCCGATATACAACGTATGAATACAACAGTTTCCCATCAACCGCCCGTATCATTTATAAAGACTAAGAAGGAGGCTCTATGTGAACTACCGAAACACCTTAAACCTACTACAAGTCCGCGGTGGAAACTACATCAAGCAAACCGATAGGGCTAGTACAGTGGGTTATCAACTACAAGACCACAAGAAGAAGAAAATATCTGACCTTGATGGCAAAGCAGCTTATGTTACTCTAACCGACCGAGTCAACGAAAGGTACTTTAAACAGAAATCTATTGTTGAGTGCGGTACGGTGAACTTTATGTTGGATGGAACATTGGAAGACGGGATCTATGACGTGGAAATTGAAGTCCAAGGTCATGTGTTCCCAAGTGATGACAGAGTTTGGCTTAATGTAAGCAAGAGCCATACAGCTACTAAGATAGTCAGTCCCGAGGGTTTTGACTTGTCTATGTTTTTGTCAACCGATGATGCGGATAAGAGGTATGCAAAGAAGATACATACTCATATCCTAGATGAAGTGACAGATGTTGCGACAGCAAGTGATGTAGATATTTTGGCATTATTTGCTTAAATTGAATAATTGGAACTAAGGCTGGTTAACCCCAGTCTATTTTAATGCAAATTTCTAAACGATAACTAACGATAACAAAGGTATAACGACTAACTAACAATTTAAAAAAACGACAAGGAGATAATAACCATGGCAGATACAAAAAAACTACTAGACCTACAAGGACTTGCACTATATGACTCTAAACTTAAGGCGGGGATGGCAGAAGAGTATGTAAAAAAAGAAGATGTAGTAGACCCTGACCTGACACCATATGCAAAGAAAGAAGATATCGATAGAGAATATGCTAAGAAAACTGATATCAAAGACCCTGACTTATCGAATCTAGCAACTAAAGCTGAGCTAGAACAAGGACTTGGCAAAACCTACACCAAAGAAGAACTTGCTCGTGAGTTTGGTAACTATCCTACTAAGCAAGAGCTAGCAACTACCCTTGAAGATTATCCAACAAAAGAAGAAGCAAATGATCAGTTTGAAACTCTAAAACAAAACCTAGATAACCTAGATGAGTTTGGTGCAAGTAAAGAAGAATTAAATAACGCAATCGCACCACTTGCTACAAAGGAAGAACTTACTAGTGCTACTACAGGTCTAGCTACTAAAGATGAAGTGACTAGTGGTAATAGCATGCTTAATAACTCTATCACTGAGGTTAAGGGTAGTGTTGATAGTCTAGGTGACAGAGTGGATGCTATTGAGGGTGCTGGATACATGACTAAAGCTGAGGGTGTCGAGCTTGCCCAACAATATAATAAAGAAGCTATTTTTGTAAATGAGCTACCTGAAGTAGAAGATGCTGTAGCGGGAGTTGTGTATTTAGTGCCAAAGAAAGATAAAAAAGGTAACAACACAAACTATAAAGATGAGTTTATTCTTGACCTTGCAGAAAACAGATTTGAACCAGTGGGCGATACCATGGTAGAGGTTGACCTAAGTGGCTACCCAACAAAAGATGAAATGAATACAGCGATAGGTCAAGCTACTGGATCTATTGTGATTGAGACAATTAGTATTGAAGAAATAAACTCATTGTTTGCTAATAATTAAGTGATGTAATACGCCCTTTATGGTTGCCCCATAGAGGGCTTTTTTATTTAGAAAGGTTTATTATATGGCTAATGAAAAATATTTAGATTTACAAGGTTTGACACATTTTAAGGGGCAATTGGATATGACTTTTACTCATAAGAGTGAGTTGCCTGATATGAGCGGCTATGTGTTAAAAGATGAAGTGCCTAGGATTGTTTTTATTGATAAGGAAAACGTACAAGCTTTTAAAGATGGCAACTATCCACGTGAGGACGGGGTGTTGTATCTAGGGGAAAAAGAATGATTGTTTATAACGGCATAGAGTATGAGCCACTAGCTTATGGTAAGCATGATTTAGGTTTTGCTTACTATGGTGATAGGCTTGTATGGGAGCTTGGGTTTGGTACTAATAGTCCTGAGTCAAGCTCTGATGAAGTGTATGGCGTTTGGTATAATGACGGGTCTTTTGTGAGCCTTGATGGGGTTACAGAGATTGAGGATGAGGAGTTTTCAGGGTTTGACTATGAAACCTGGGATAAAAAACAGCCGCAGGCCGTTAAGGTTAATTTACCACCTACTTTAGTTAGGATTGGGGTTAGTGCTTTTGAGTATAATGAGATAACCGAGCTAGTATTGCCTGACGGGTTGGTGGATATTGGGGTAGGTGCATTTGTGGAGAACCAGCTGACTTCTGTAATTATTCCTGAAGGTGTGACTCGTATAGAGGAATTTGCTTTTTTTGACAACCTACTCAAATCTGTTACTATCCCTGATAGTGTAACTTTTATTGGGGATCAATCTTTTAGAAATAATCAACTAACCGAAGTAAGTATTAAACGTGGCACAAAAGTAACCACTCATAGGAGGTTTGCTTCATTTGACCCTGGCGTGAACATCATCTACCGCCCATAA